CATCGTCCATTACGTCGATCTTATAAATTTGGTGGAATAGTTTTTGGCACTCCCTTTTCTCATCCCAAGGCCCATATTCTTTGCACAGCCTGTCTACAATTTTCATATCGTACCCAATGATATTAAACCCAGCCGGAATGGGTGCAAAATAGGGTGTGCTTTTCCAGTTGTACTTATTAACAAAGGTGATAAACTTTTTCCAGACACCCCTTGGTAAAGGTGCCCTAGCCAGTGCCGCTCTAGTCTTGTGGGTAATCCTCAGTGCTTCATCTTCGACTGGGTCAAGACCGGCTTCAATTGCCTTCTTGTCATCAAGAATGGGTCTCATCTCGCTATTGAATTCACCCTTTAATCTGAAGTTCCTCCCATCCAAAGCAATGGCGGCAATCTGCGTAGGTTGACATTTTAACGGATTGCGACCGCCGGTTTCAAAGTCAAACATAATAATGTCTCTGTTCATATGATCTCCTTTATTTTCATAATTTTGTCCAAGAGATTAATCCCCAAGACATCAAATTTGACGTGACCCAGTGCTTCTAGGTCGGCCATTTCTAACCCCGCGATCTTTTCTCCCCCACTTCTTTGATTCACCATGGGGCAAACCTTGTTGAGTTCGTCAATAGATATTACCACACCAGCGGCATGCTTGCCCTGGGTTTTAAATGTTCCCTCTATTTTGATAGCTTGATCGAAGAAATCTGCATAATCACCATCAAGCTGGCCCCTGTCGTTTATAAAACAATAGTCTCTCAGCTCATCTGAGTTGTTAAGCAGAGCCCACCTGATAATGGATCTGTCTTCTTCATCCATTTCTTGTAGCTGATCGGAAATGTCTGCCTCGTTGGGAATGGCCTTAGTGATTTCATTCATTTCGCTAAACCCGCAGGCGTTGTTGACACGCAACACTTCCTTTATGGCACTCCTGCCCTGAAGCCTTCCGAATGTTAACATCTGGCTTACGTTGTCGTGACCGTAAGCCTCTTTGAGGTAATATATGATCTCGTCTCGCTTGTTTCCAGGCACGTCAATGTCAATGTCTGGCAATGAAATATAATCTTCTGTATTCCTACCGCTGTTGTAGAATCTCTCGAAGAGTAAATCAAATTCAATAGGATCAATTTTGGTGACACCAATCAAATACGAAATAATGCTCCCTGCGGCAGACCCTCGGCCCGGCCCAGACAGCCAGCCCTCTCTGTTCACGTAGTCTACGATGTCCTGAACAATCAAAAAATATCCAGACAGATCGGCTTGGAAGATAACTTCTAATTCTCTCTTGGTTCTTTCGGCATACCTGTCTCTCTCTGCCTCACCGTCTATTTTGCCGCTCGGCTTAAGCTTGGTTCTCCATCCCTCCCTGCATAGTTCTGTGAGGTGCTCATTTTCACTCACGCCTTTGGGGGTAGCGAACTTGGGTAGCATGGGCTTGTTGAGGATGTTGTAGTTTTCACACTTGTCGTATATGTCATCAAATTTATTGATCTGAGGATCTGCTACGATGACTTCCGATATTTCTGTTTTGTTTTTTAAGAAGAAGTCATTAGACTCAAAAAAAATCTGGTTATCAACTTCTTCCCCTGTGGTTATTTGCTTGCTTATTTTGGGCAAAGTGGTCTTCATGCTAGAGCACAACAAAATGCGATGCAGCGGGGCATCTTCCCTGTCGGCATAGTAAATGTCCATGAACGATTCCGACTTGCGATAGAAATCTTCACCATGGATGGGAGAGTCGGACTCATGTTGAGCAATGCTAATTAAATTTTTCCTGTCGGCTACATGCATTAACAATGTATCGTTAATAGTATTGTTTTCGTCCATAGACGACACAATCTGAATGAGATCTAGCCACCCATCCTTATTTTTAGCGAATAAAGAAAATCCACCAAAGGAACATCCAATGATAGGCTTAATATCACGCTTGATGCACGACTGGTAAAAGGTCACGGCACCGGACAGCGACTTGTAATCAGCTATGCCACACGCTCTGTACATGTTGTCTACACACTTTTGTGCAAGCTGAGCGGGCTTAGAGAATCCCTTAAGTAGGGAATAGTGCGTGTAATTACAGAGTGGAAACCAATTCATCTTTAGCCTTTCAATGCGTCACTTGTACTCTATTATAGCGAGAGTAAGTCAATTTGTCAAGTGAATTTTAGAAAATTGGTGAAGCGAGGAGGCTATTACCTGATGCATGTCGTAATATTTATAATCTGCCAGCCTGCCACCAAGGATATGTTTGGATTTGTCTATCAATTTTTTGTACTTTAAATACAACTGATTGTTTTTCTCGTCGTTAATTGGGTAAAATTTCTCTTGGCCCGATGTCCAGTTTTCTGGATACTCCTTGGTAATTATTGTGTCTGACTGGTTGGTGTAATCAAAATGCTTATGTTCAACTATTCTGGTAAATGGTACATTTTCTGCTGTGTAATTTATGACAGCGTTACCTTGGTAGTCGCAGCTTTCGATGAATTCGTCTTTGAACATCAGGCTACGCCACTCTAGTGTCCCATGTGTATTCCCGAAGAATTCATCTATTGCCCCAGTGTACACGGTTCTTTTTGCTTTACTATCCCAGTAGTCACGAGCAGTTAAATAGTCTATACCTAGCTCGACCCGTATGCCCTCTAGCATTTTGTTGAAAATTGCAGTATACCCACCTATTGGTATCCCCTGATACTTGTCATTAAAATAATTATCGTCATGCGTAAGCCTGATTGGTAGCCTTTTGATAATTGACGACGGCAATTCCCTTGGTTCTTTGTTCCACTGTTTCTTTGTGTAGCCGTAAATGAATGTTTCGTATATCTCAGTGCCGACCCGTGAGAGAATCCATTCTTCTAAATTTTCAGGGTTAGCAATTGGCACCCGAACTTCTTCCAGCTTACGCTCAGCTTCTTCAGGTGTGTTTACCCCCCAAAGCTGATGGAGCGTGAAAAGGTTTATGGGGAAGGAATAGAGGTTGCCCTTGTGACTCACCTTGGGCCGATGTACATAGTTATTAAATGATGCCCATCGATTTATAAAGTTCCACACCTGCTCGTTGTTTGTGTGGAAGATATGCGGACCATACTTGTGAACGTGTATGCCATTTTTTTCCTCAGTATAGCAATTACCTCCCACGTGTTTACGTTTATCTATTATGAGGCAGCTCTTGCCAGCTTCAGTAGCCTGCCTAGCAAAGACTGATCCAAATAATCCACACCCAACTATTAGGTAATCATATTTTGTTGTCATGTTTACCCTTTTGGTGCCAAGTAAACCTGTCTCCTACGTTGGTTGGTTTGTACCATTCTGGGGGTCTAATCTCATTTGGAATGTACAATATGTTTTCTTGCATACCAAACCAAAGCATGGTTATGCTCTCGACAATAAATGCTATGGGTCTTTGGTTTGTCAATGAGTTTTTGGTAACCATATCACCCTTCCTAAACAGTCGCTCCAATCTTTCCAATACCTCGTTATCTCTGAGGAACGTAGTGTATCTGTTGTACAAATTTTTGTGGCATATAAGTTGGTTTGACAATGGGGAGGGAGGGCCATCTTCTTTAATTCGTAGTTTTAAGTCACCGAACAGCACCCTGTTAATTTTTGTTCTTTGTCGCCTAGAGAAGCCAAGATAATCTAAAACAAAAAAGTGTGAATCATCTCCAAACCATATAATGGGCAAAGCCAAATCTGCACACAGCACTACGTCGTCTCTTTGTGATTGCAGTAGAGCTTTGCTGGCCTGCCAATTATGGAAGTCATCAATAGGGCTGAACCCTTTATACTTGATGTTCCAAGAGGCAGTGACGGTGCCAACGTATTCCGCACCGACATCAAAAAGCTCGTCACACAAAAAGGCTCTGCTTTCAGCGTAAGCGTTTGACTGAAACCTTTTGTGGTACTTGCCCAAGTTAAGATCGTCTAAATAGATCTTTTTAAGATATGGGCGATCTTTGATCGTATCAAATTGCTTTTTACTGTGGCCCAACACAGCGATTTGCACATTAGGAGTATCTGCCTTATGGTCGCCGCTATACTTACAAATAAATTGGTGTGCTTCTTGGGTTAATGCTATTGGACTCTTGTGGGCTTTCTGGTACTCTTGCCTATCTGCCTCACTAGCGTTTTGACACCAATGCAAGCTGGCCTTATCCATCATCTTTTTAAAGAGGGGACAAACCCTAGGGTGCGTACAGTGGCACTGTGCGGGGTCCGGTGTTGGCGTGTCCATATTTCCCGCCTAGGTCACTTCACGGGGATTAAGACTCTGCCATTTTTCCTATAAATACCCGGCTGTCTATAGGTGTAAATCTCCCCAGTTTTAGGGTCTTGGTATTGATAAGATCGGGCCTCAGATTTCTTCTCCTCTTTGGGGACACATTTACCATCTTTTTCTACATACCCATCGTTGCAGTTCGGAGGATAGCCCGCCTTTTCGTCTCCCGTCGTGTCATAATTTAGCTGAAGATCTGCTGTCTCTATGTAATCTGCATACTCACAAGCCTTGCTCATACAAATGGCCGTTCTTTGTTTTTGATCTGGATATTCACTCTTCATAGTGTCGTCGCCCAAGCAGCGAGACAAGAAGCTTTTGGGGTCTTCATTATTTTTTTTAGATGGAATGGGCATGATGTGGACTCCTTCTATCTAAGAACCATGTTTCCAAACTTTTGCGAAATGATCTGCTTCTTCTTCGTTGAGTCCAAACTCTGCGGCTTTTCTTAACGCTATACCTCTGAACCACGATGATTTTAGATATTTCGCTAGCTTATCCAATGTTTTAGCTATTTCAGATTTTTCTGGACCGGACCTCTTAAGGATCTCGTGTTGTTCTTCTTCTGGGAGTTCCATAAACATTCGTTTAAGTTCTGAAACTTTAAGCATCATTGTAAACTCGTCTTCAGTAATTATACCATCGTCCCACGGAGTATTCATTTTCTCGTCTCCAAAAACATTTAATAGGATTGTAACTTCAGGTTTTGTGCGAATTGCATATTTTTTTGCGAAGGTCGGTCGCTGACCACCCGTGGCCCCTTGGCAGGAAATGGATGTCTATATCAAGCCCATACCCCGTGTAGTCTGTTCTATCCTTATAATCGTCTCCTAAAAACCTCACGTTGATGATGGGTTTTTTCAAAATTAGGGGTTTCCGCTTCGCTAAGCTCCACTTCGCTAAGCTCAGAAAATTAAATACTTGAATTTCTGACTTGAGTATAGATAATAAATCCTCTTCTGTGTCGTAGGTTATAACTTCATCCACATATATGATAGATTGTAAGATTTCCTTTCTATCCCGTAGTGACAACACCGGCTTGGCCTTTTCCGGCCTCTCTATAGAGGGGTCGTTATGCAACCCTACCTTAAGGTAACCACACACAGACCTTGCCTCTTTGAAAGCGGCAATATACCCGGGGTGAATCAAATCAAAACACCCAGCTATAAAACCTACGCCGTACCATGTTTTAGAGCTATCCTCCATTTTTATGCTGTTAAAATAGGTTTCCCTTCGCCATCAAGAAGGTATCGCGGCCTACCGGCTGGATCAATTTTTTGGATCTCGGGATCAATTCCAAAGTGATCGAACAATGTGGCCGCCAAATCAATGGGGGTGACTTTAGACTCAGTAGGATAATATGCCTTATCTGATTTTCCAATGACCCCGCCATGACTATAGTTTCCGCCAGACAAGAGCATGGGTGTAATGGAAGGCCAATGATCTCGACCGGCATTACCATTCAAACGAGTCCTGCCAAATTCGCCAGTAACCACCAACAATACATCCTCAGATAGTCCACTCTCATAAATATCGTCTACAAAAGCAGAAATAGCCTTATCAAGAGGCGGAACCTTGCCCTTAAGGGCGTTGGCAATATTCCCATGCATGTCCCAACCGCCATAATGAACGGTGATGAACTTAGTGCCAAACTGAGCCAGCCGTCTGGCCAGCAGCATTTGATCACCAATACCACCCTTACCGTATTTGTCCCTAGTCTCGGGCTTCTCTTTGTCAAGATCAAATGCATCCTTGGCGTTCCCCAGAATGACATTGTACGCCTGATCACCAATACGGACGAATGAATCGGCCTCGCTGGAAAAAACCCGCCCTTGATCGAACGACCTCAACAGCTCTTTTCGATCTGCAAAGCGGGAAATCTTAATGCGAGGAGTCAAATTGTCCTTGTTAGAAGGGTCAAAGGGTTTGTGGGCACCTCCTAAAAATGTTGGCTGCTCACCCTCAATTTTTCCCTGCTTGACATATGCTGGCATGCCATTAGCGGGATCATTGGAACCAAACACTGCTGAAGCAATTGCCCCGTGGCCCGGGAACTCAGAATCAGCAGTATTCTCACGCTTGGGATTACGATGTCCCGTCATCATCCAGTGGGTAGCTTGGCGGTGAGAAGAGTCCCCATGAGAGAAGGAGTTCACCGCAGTTAGATGCTCCCCACGCTGAATCAATTGCTCAAATAAGCCACCAAAGGCCAGCCCGTTAGGATGTCGCACTATGCCAGTAACGGGCCTGTACGGGTCTGGTACGGCCTCTGTGGGGGCGTGGAAGGTCTCGAACTGAGTAGGCCCGCCCCCCAACCAGAGCCAAACAACGGACTTCTTCTTAGATACTATTTTCTCTTGAGCAAATGCCGTATCTGAAAATGGGATATAGCTTAACCCCCCACCAATTGCACCGACCTTAACAAAATCTCGTCTATTAAAATTTACCTTCAACATGACTACTCCCTTTTCTCAAATGGGTCAGATTTCTTGTCCGTAGATTTAACGATCCGTATCATATAGGGAAACGACTTGGCATCGGTAACTTTGGTGCCTTTGGACTGAGTAGTTTCCTTTTCGATCTCTATTTTTTCAATGTCCTCTAATGATGGCCTTGGCGATTTAGGGTTGAGCACCCATTCTGCACCACGGGCCTTAGCCCATGATTGCATACGCCGCACGGGTACAATCAGATTAAATGTTTCGCCAGCCCCGCGAACTAACATCCCCACGTATTTGCCATCAGTGAGAAACACGCCCCCGCCAGAAGAGCCGGGGAATGCCGTGACCGTGGTTTGGTCGAACACAACGCCTCCACCAGAACCCAGATCCAAAACTCTGCCAACTTGAGACATTATTCCTGCCGTCATAGAATTTGCCCCAGATTGGCCAAGTAACGAGCCCACGTGAAAGAGGTCGGTGCCAATGTCCACCGCTTGGTTCTCTAAATAGAATTCTGTGTTGGCAGTTACAAAGCCGCGTTTTCGTACTATGAGAACGGCTAAATCTTCGCCTTCTTCAGCGTCAGAATACATAATAACCCTAGCGTCCATTTTCAATTCGCCTACTTTTCTTCCATTCTCTACCAGCTCTTTGACAATTTGGGCATCCTTGAACTCCACAATAGTCTTGGGCCTGCCACCTTCAATGATCTGCCGTGTAGATCGAAGGCCATCCACCACGTGAGCACACGTAACAACGAAGTTTACGTTAATTTTCTCTTTATCCCCCGTCTTTGCAACTAGCTGTCTAGTGATCAGAACGCCAGACCCCTCAGTAAATCCAGCCTTGATGGTCACGCTTATGTCCTGAAGATGCTGTGCCACGTCTTTGGCGTGGGCTACAGACAGACTAGACAAAAGCAACGCCGTCGAAACGACGCCCGTAAACAATCTCTTTGTGACATTACCTCTCATGAGCGACCTCCTTTGTTTATCCCGGGGCTTCGTAGAAGCCTACGTCAAATCCCGGCCTAGTGCATTTGTTAATTGTTTCCTGCAATCCGTGTTCCTGCATCTGCTTCTGTATAAATATACACATATTCTGGTTTGTGTCGGGCCAATTATTCTTGTAAAAATGGCAGCACTTAGAGCATTTGAAGTGGTTTGGATGCCTGTAATTATCTCGCCATGGCACAATTTGAGGGTCTGTGTTCTGCTGTATTTCTTCAAATCTATTTTTAAGCATCAATAAAAACTTGTCTTGGTCTTTCTTATCAAAACACATACTAAATGGTCCACCGTCTTTGATATAAAAGATAGTCATAATAGACTGTTTGTAGTCTGGGTACAATTTAGAAATAGCATAATTATAGAGTAATAGCTGGGGATCTACTAGGAGTTTGTCATAGGTTTTTACTTCCCCAGTAGCCCAATCTTTTCTTTGGCCTGTTTTCCAGTCTATTACTTCTATTGTGTCGTCGTTTACTTCAGTCACAAGGTCAATAGTACCCTTTATGGCTAGCCGCCCCTCAACGACTTTGCCCTCTGGAGTGGTATGTTTATATTTAGCCCAATCCTCTTCAATGGGAATATCAAAATGGGGCTCTGGATCGACAATGTTCCTAAATCTAGGATCAAAAGCTCCGTCATTATAAGTAATCGCCTTTATCGTCAGCCTGAGTGCGTTTCTTCTATCCGCAGGTTGCCATGTATGCTTTGAGTTTTTGGTGTATGAGTCAAAGCTTAGGTCAAGCAATTCTTCTACAAACACATCAGTTAATAGTTTATCTTTATGGGTGCGTACTTTACCCACCACGTCGTCAATAACCTCTAAATATTTTCTTCTTTTGTTGTCTTGTTGGAACTTTTTTAATCCCGCCAGCACCTCCATGACTTTGTGGACTAGGGTTCCTAGCTCTGCCTTTTTGCCGCTGTCTGACTGATGCCCCAAAATATACGTGATAAAATATTGCATCTGACATGAGTCATAATTATTGTAGCTAGAACTTCTCACATAGGTAATTAGCATAATCTCCCCTACAGTTTTTGGTAAAATGATTTCACTCTATCCACAAGAGCGTCTACACTGCCTTTGTTGTCAACATGGTGGGTAAAGTCGTAATCATCAAGGGCTGTTTCGCTGGGGTGCTCGTCTTTTCGTGTACGCCTAGTCAGCCTAACCACGACGCCGCCTGCGTCTGTAATTGCATCCACCTCATTTGGAAATCTTACGTCTGCGACGATGGCTAGCTTGGTTTGTTCTCTTAAGATTGAGTGGATGGTGTGGCCTACCCAAATGGGTCCATACATTTGTCTCATCACATTAGTACCAAAGTACTGCATAAACTCTCTGGCTGTCATGTTAGCACTTCTGGCGGCTCCGGCGTTTATCATCCAGCGGGAATCTTCTACAGATGGCATATCCTTCCATTGTATGCGTGTTTCTGTATTTTTTTGCTCATCCGTACCATACACTTGGGCGGGTGTAAGTCCGAAGAATTCCACGCACATGCTCTTCAGGTTGTCCGCAAAGCTATACAGCTTGATATAGGGCCACACATTATGCTCTGCGTACTCAGTGAAGTCGCTATCTTTTCTTGCAATATCAAACTCCCCCCACCCCTCTTCCCCGTGGGAGTCTGTTGTCAAAATGATTAGTTTGCCGTCATTGCCAATGTTGAAATCTTTAATTAGGTTTTGTTTTTTGAGAACTATACCATGCAGAATATTAGCAGTGGTGCTCTTTCCGCTTTGTTTTTTTCCTGCAATTCCTACAATTTTCATTAATAGCATCCTTTTAAGTCTGACAAGATTTGTTCTTGGATTCGCTCGGTGGACATATCTCCCAGATCTTTAGTGTGCATCTTTGGAAAAACCAAATTAAACAATCTGCCCATGTCTCTTTTAATTTTGATCTTGGACTCTCGCCCCGCCTGATCATTGTCTGTCAGAACGACCAGAGTGGTAACCCCGCTTCTGATTAATAGCAGTTTTTGGGTTCCAGAAATGTCCTTGCCAAATAAACCCACCGTATTGTGCACACCTGTTTCGTATAGCCTCCATACGTCGCCCTGCCCCTCTACTAGAAACATGCAGGCTTTGTCTTGGGCCATGCTGATAGCGTCGTCATAATTATATAAGTAGTCAGTTTTTCTTAAACCTTCGGAAAACAAATACTTTGGGGTTAGCCATTGTTTACTAGACCTTGCTATGTGCCCCACTCTAACCCCACTAAAAGTGATCGGGATAATGGATCGATGTCTCATTGGAGACATGTTATCTGAGCAGTCCTTAACACCAAAGTGGCTTAGTGTGCTACGTTTAAAACCTCTCCTCTCAAAGTACGGAGATGTACTCAAAGTTTCAATAGTGCCTGTCGAGGACTCTACGGGAGATACTATGTTTCTCTTGCTGCGGACGGCCCTCATCAGATGTTTAAAACACTCATCTTTTACGGGTTCTTTGTTACCCTCCTTGGTTTTGGCCCCATCTACATCGTAAAGACGACAAATATACCTGAGAACATCAGAAAAAGATTCTGTATCTAGCACGCCTTTTACAAAGCCAAATATATCCGTATGATAATTCTCGTGACAGCCGCGAGTCCAACATCGCCACGTGTGCCTAGTTAATGATATTGATACCCCCTGCTTGTTATCGCTGCCCTCGTGTATGGGACAACGCATAAATATATTATCTGAAACTTGCATATATTCCAAGTCCAAATCGTCCAAAAGTGTAGAGATATCATCAAAAATGATCTGTTTGACTTTATGAAGATCTAGCATGTATTTTTCGCCTGTTTTTATTCTCATGCCTACCGGTCATACCCCATAAGGATGGAGTCATATTCTACCTCAACTCCACGGCCTGCAATAGCTTTTCCTACCTGTACGCTCTTTTTGATTTGTGCATCGGTTGGGTGATTTCCCGTAATCTTGTTCCTTAGATTCTCACAGGAAACATCTGCGATGAATGCGGCTAGCGGGTCAGCCTTAGCAAAAGCATAACACACTGTTGCCATCATGGCTGTAAGATTCTGAATCTTCCTAGACAATATAGACATCCTGCACTGTTTATCGGCTAGTCCCAATTGATACTTACGCATAAGCCCACTAATTTCCTGACCAGACTTTTGTAGCCCCTTGATTGCAAAGTCAGCGTGCTTAACTAAAGCTTCATTAAATCCTATAGGTCTGATGCCACTCTTTGGTAGGAACATTTCCTTTACCATCCAATTGGCATACGGCATAAACATCTTGTGGTTCCTAACGATGTCCATAAGTGATGGGCTTTTCTTTCCGAGGTCAGACATTAGTTGTCCGACAGGCTCAAAAAAGGTTTTACCATGCTCCTTAACTAAGCTCTTGAAGAAAGCCATGTTTAACATGTCTCCCTCACCCTCGTAAATGAGAGGGGCTAATATGTCATGAATATTATCACCAATAATATGACCGCCCAAGAATGATCTTCCACCATGTGTTTTCATACACAGATCAATTGCAGCTTCCTTCTGGCATTCAGACCCAAAAGTCTTAGCTATAATACACTCCAACTCTCCTCTATATCCTTTATCAATCAACCCAGAACACCAAGCTACAAGAGCATCAGATGAAAAGATGTAACCTGAAAGTCTAGCTATTCGCTCCTGAACTAACTCCCTATTCTTAATTGGCTGTCCATATGTAGACCTATAACTCGCCCAAGGTATCATGGATTCTAACATAGTCTTCATACAACCAGAGGCGTTTGCACATAACGATATCCTGCCCAAGTTCAGACCGTGATAGGCAACTGTTAACCCGTCTCCTTTGTTCAACCGGATTAGGTTTTCCTTTGGTACGCGATGGTTCGTGAAGGTTAAAGAGTTATTATTTAATCTAGCCAATGCGTGGATTTTATAGTGACCAATGTTGAACGTGTCGGTATCTCCATCAGGTATCTCCACTAGTAATACTTGTGGCTTATCCTCTATAAGACATACGACAGAAACAAGCCCGCCGTAATGAACATTTGTAATGAACAGCTTGGTGCCGTTTAGAACATAATCGTCACCGTCTATTTTAGCATATGTCTGCAACGCTGTCAAGTCTGATCCAGCACAAGGTTCGGTTAAAGCAAAAGCAGACAGAAAAGTTCCGTCAGACAATCCCAGTAAATACTTTTCCTTTTGATGCTCATTTCCAAATGTTCTAACAGGGTCTACTGATCCTATGCAGCCGTGGATCGAACACATGCCAGCTACACTAGGTTCAATCCTAGCCATCTCTGTGAGGAAGGATGAAAACTCTGAGAATGATAATGCTGGTTTATTTGGTAGCGGAACTAATAGGCCAAAATATCCACCATCTGCTAACGCTGTAATTAATTCGCCGCTTAGCTTGCCGTTGTCATATAGTCTATCTTCACTCTTAAACTGTCTTACAATATCAAGACAGTTATTCAGCATAGCAGAGTTAGGTCTGTGAAAATCAAATTCAAAAAATTCTCTTGTTGGAAACTCTCGATTCCATACAGCTTTGTAGGCTGGACTATTCTTGGTTTGATGCTTATCATCAAACAGCTCCTCTACCTGATCGTCTGCCATGTCTACCTTTCCTATACTGGTAGACTCTGCTGCGGTTTTGCCGCTTAACTCCATGGCAGTTTCAGCAAAAGATTTGTTCATTGCGTTAGACCTTTGTGTACACATTTTACACGGATTGATTGTTATGGGTTCTGTTCACTCTCACAAACCTTGCGGTTTTAGAGAAGTCCTTTAGACAAATAGCACCGGTGTACGCACACGCACTCCTAACACCGCCAAGAATGTCTTGAATCACATCGTTCACTGGCCCCCGATATGGAGTTTTTACCACTCTACCCTCACTAGATCGGTAATCGAGAAGTCCATCTCCATGTTTTTCTTGGGCTTTTTGGGAAGACATGCCATAGAAACATAGATTTTCTTTGCTGCCGTCTCCGTGGTACTCCCATTCGCCTTCGCATTCATCTGATCCAGCGAGCATTCCTCCAAGCATCACAAAGTCGGCACCAGCAGCAAAGGCTTTAGCCACATCTCCGGGGTAGCGGCACCCACCGTCAGCACAAATTAGCCCCAGCCTGCCTGAGTCTGCACGTAACCCGTGGGCGGCGTAGGCACACTCAGAAATACAGGAGAGCTGCGGATATCCGCATCCCGTTTTTAGTCTTGTTGTGCACGCCGAGCCGGGGCCGATACCGATTTTTACCATGTCGACCCCTCCGTGTAGGATAAGCTCTTGAACCATCTCTGGGCTACAGACGTTTCCGGCCATTATGATCGGGGAATGCTGCGAGTCCAAGCGATTAAATTTACGACGCACCTCGGAACAAAATTCTACAAAATTGTCAGTGTACCCATTGGCAGCATCAACACAAATGTTAGGGACGAAGTTTGCTTGGTGCACAAAATCGATTAGCTTTTGTAGATCTCTGTCTTTAATGCCTAGACTGTACCAGACACGATCAGGAGAGAGGACATGATCAGTAGCGGGTGCGAAGCCCTTGAGGTACTCCTCTAAGGAGTAGTGCTTATGTATGCATGTCACCATGCTGTGTCGAGATAGACTGCGGCCCATTGCAAATGTTCCAGTTGTGTCCATGTTAGCAGCCATGACAGGAACACCACCCCACTCTTTGTCGGAGTGGTAAAACTTAAAATTTCGTTTCAATTGCACCTGTTTTCGGCTAGCGGCTCGTGACCGCTGTGGAACGAGTAAGACATCATCAAAATCCAGTTTAACTTCGTGATCAATATTCATATTTGACCCTTAGAACGGAGGCTCTGTTCTTAAATAGTCGTCTTCGTGTCTTACGATGTCGCTCTCTGTGCAGAACCCAAACTGAAGCTCTATGACATCACATGGCTCGTTTGTGTCGTTGATTAAGCGATGTAGTTGACCCATCTCAATTTGGATAGTATCCCATTTCCTGAGTCGCTGAATACTTGACCCAAGCTCGCATAGACACTCGCCGTCCACTACCACCCAAAATTCTGCTCTTTGCTGGTGCGTTTGTAGCGAAAGACGCTGCTTGGGATTGACTGTTATTTTTTTTAGCACAATCCCGTCTTCCCTGTATATATCTTCATATTTCCCCCAAGGCTTTTCAAACCTACTTAGTAGAATCTTCTTCAATACCGGCATTACTCATTCTCCAAGTCAAATGGTAGATCAGAGCCTTCTATTGCCCCGTCAGAATCTGGAGCCACACGAAATTCATCTCTCGTTCGTAGCTCGGTTAAACATGCGTGTTCGCCAAGCATCCTCATGTTAATATAATTCCCATCTTCCATCCCTGGGCCATGCCTGCACACAACAGGAACCAGCTTGCGGTTGCCTGCATTTGGGCCATTTTCGGCTAGCTCCTCGGGAGATTTGACCTTAAAGATAGAGAACGAGGTGCATAGCCATATTAATCTATCAGAACCGCTAACCGTGTCGGTAGTTTCGCGTGTAATACCGTCTCTGTTTAGTTGAACAAAAGACAGGCACGGGAAGTCATATTTAACTGACAGATTGTGCAATGACGCGATCTGGAACCCCAAAGCTTGATATTCTTGTATGTTGTTAGTAATAGAAGCGGACGACATTAACTTAAGGTAATCATAGATAACAACGCACTCATTGGTGCGTCCAGATTCATCTTGTCCCACCTCTTGCATAATCCATCTTTTGATCGCATTCACAATTTGTTCAAAGGGAGCCCCAGCGACACTAATGTATGTGTAAGGGATGTTTTTGATCTGTTCTATGGCCCCCTTTACACTTATTGTCTGTTCATCATCATCGGTAAAACTTCCAGTGGCCACCTCGTTAATTGGCACCCTGCTGAGGTTAGCTATAATCCGATTTAAATGGTCTTCTTTAGACATTTCGGTATCCAGCATTAAAACTGGGATACCTTGGCCAGCAATGTTAAGGGCTACATTGTCAGCGAACACACTCTTGCCCACTTTTGGGCGAGCGGAAACTAGGTCTACACATTTTCTGCGTAAGCCGCCGCCGATGGAGGCATCATATCGGGGAAACCCTGTGGGGACACCAATCTGGTCGCATTTATTCTCTGTTAGGAACTCTAAATACTCTTCTATGCCTTCTCCGAGACGCTCTGGCTTATGACCTACATCGTCTTCTCGTAGAAATTCCATGATAGGATTTTCTACAAGACCTATTATCTCATCTATAGACTCATCGCCATTAATAGAGTCTATATCCCTAGATATTTTAGACGTTAGGCTTTTGATTTTTCTAGCAAACTCAAACTTTTTTATCTGTGCAGCAAAATAGACTACATTGTCTTTTTTGATGGGGAACTCCATCAATGAGTTAATGTACTCTAGCTCTTGTCGAGTGTTTACTGTTTCAGCAAGATTGAGTTGTTCGGCTGCTGATAGAATAGCCGGTAAATCAACTTCAGCCTCATTCTGTAGAACTTTTTCAATACACTTGTAGATTACTTGATTGTTTTGATGCCCAAAGCTGCTGTGGTCAAGCAGGTCCGATATTTCTACATAAGATTCCAAGCCATAGGTGAACAAACCTGCTAGTACGGCACGTTCTGCACCCACGTCTGATAGCTGCGGATTCATTGGTTATTTTCCTGTACAGCGATTACACCTATGAAACTCACCATAGATAAGATTTTCATTGATAGAGAATTCTCTTCCACAAACATGGCATTCCACATGCCGCTTGTTCGGCTTAGATCTCTTACGGGGGGTTTTTTCAAAATTAGGGGTTTCCACGTCGCTAGATTCGCCGGTATCTTCCCACTCGTTCTTTTTAAATTTCACTGGAGTCTTTCTGTTATCGTTAATTTTTTCAGTTCGTGTTACCTTGAAGTCTTCAGCGACATTGCCGTTGCCGTTGCCACCGTGCGTACCTTTTTCTGTAGAATCTGACGAAGATTCTGATCTAGTTTGCATCATTTGCTCAGCTACTTCATTCAAGTTTTGTAACTGTTCATTCGATAGTCCTTCTAAAAATGCTTCAAACTTGTGTAAAAACCTCATTTTCTTTTACCTTTCTCCATGAGACAGTCTGCCTTTCTTCTAACACTGTATTCTCTACTACTTAAGCTTGCAAGTCTGCTTTCTGCAACAGTTTTCCAATTATTAATGTTGTTGGCCAAATCGTTAGTCCTTAAAATGTTGGCCACCTTCATCTCGTGCTTAGCTATAACGTGCGACATGTCTTCCATCTCACCAGCGATGACTTTGTTTAAATTATCCTCACACCAACGCACGACCGTGTCTTGCTTGGCCCTCTCGGAAGAGACGTGATCGGCATATTGGTAAAGCATGTAAGCATAACTAAAGCATTCGCTTTGTGTCAGTTTGTCTAGCTGTTCGAGAGACAGCGTCTCGGCTATTGCAAATTCGGGATGAAACGCGGTGGGCAATAAATTCTTACATGACAAATAGTTATTTATGCCATCCAAAAAATCTTTTAACCTCTCATTGGCGGCCTTCAAGTTGTTTCCTCCAATCACCTCCGGCGGCGTCGTATTTTAATACTACAAGTTCGATTTGATTGACTTCGCACCATTCTGCCTTGGCTCTATCTCTAGCTTGCGAGCGTAAAAAGCCCGCTTTACTTTTGTGAAAAAATGGGATGTACTCATAATGTTGTTCGCCGTGAACTTCTACGCCTATTTTAACACTCGGAATGAAAAAGTCAAGGTACAAAACGGATCTTTTTGCAGGATTCGTAGAGCCAGGAAGTTTCACTTCTTCTAGAATGTTGTGGCCATGAAAAACGTCACGTATTATTTCACCAGCACGAGAGTGGTATTGCGACACTTTCTGCCTGTTATTATTCATATACTTCTTAAGGTCAAGATGGTATTCTCTGCCATTTAATCCTACGACCCTCACAGTAAAATTTCTTTAATCTGATCGTATACAAAATTAGTGATCGTTTCGTTGTTTTCCAAGAATGTAGTAAGCCTCTCCATGCCTTGATATTTAAAGGCTTTCTCTATGTCTTCTTGCGAGTCTGGGTTAATCTCATTGTCTAGGAGCCAGCTTTTTATGGTTGGGTCATCTTTATTCTCTATGGCGGTGCTGAGCGTATACCACGCCCCACTACGCTTGATTAAGGCAAACTCATTGGCTATCTGTGCTATTTCCTGTACTTCATCGATACCTATGCCGTACCTAATCCAGCTTGTTGCGATAGCATTGGGTATACCTCCGGCGGCGGAAGTTTTAATTACCCAGTTGGCAACTTGACCAACATCTTTGCCGCTGTCAGTGGTCGCGTCCCACTTACCCCTGTGGGTAATGACCATATTTGTTCCCGCCTGAAATTGGAGCATATTTCCGCAATCAGCCATCTTTGATGGTGCCCACCTACTACCCCCCGTGTTGGCAATGTTGTGGGTAACAAAAATCAAAATAGCTTTTGTCCTACACACGTCGTTACTGATACGCTTCAAGAACATGGCCAATAGGCGAGGCAAGGCGTTGCGAACACCAGTGCGAATTTCTCCGTCTAGCTCGTCCTGCGGAACCATGTTCGACGTAGAGTCTACAATTGCAACGAGATCCGGTGTGCCCTTGACGTGAGCCTCTAGGGTGTTTAAGAATTTCTCGGCTGATACCATTGGCTGGTTGTCGGTCGCCTGAACAATTTTAATCTCATCAATATTGAGCCCTTTAATGCCTGTAAAATTTTCTTTAGTCAATCGGCCTTCAGTGTTAAAATAGTAAACCTTTTTCCCTAGCTTTTGTGCTTTAGCTGCAAAATAAAGTGCTGTGGTGGTTTTTCCTGTCTTGGGGTCGCCGGTAATTACTACACAACTGCCCTCACGTATTCCACCACCAAGAGCAATATCCAAGGCTGGGGAGATGCCTAGTACATTAAATTCCTCTAAGCTGGCTAAAACCTTACTGCCAGATTCGATGATGTCCCCATATTTACTATTTATCTGGTTACTTACAATGTCGTCTTCAAACGTAACTCTATTCTTCTTCTTCGGCATATAGATCCATGCTCCTGAGCTTATTTAATGGCGTCCTCTTGCCAAAAGTCTTTTTCCTAGACACTGCGTTGTTTTTTACTTCTAAGTCTTGCGACTTCCCCGAGTCTTGAGCTAAGAGCGTGTCGTACTTTTTTATTATCTCAATGGCTTTTGGGTGTTTCAATGAAAAAATATTTGCTCGCTGAAACTCTCTAGAATGTATCGCTTTAACTAGGGCTTGCTCGCTGATTCTCTTGTCGCTAAGAATCTTATTGGCTAATGTTACCTGATATTGAAATGTGTGCTTCCAAGGTTCAGTATTCCAGAATTTAAATGGCAAAGAGCCTTGGTTTTGGTATTCTGCCTTATTCTTGCACATTATTTCTGCGACATATGCAGCACACGTACAGTGGTCTCCAGTGCTTTCGTGCTTGTATTTGCTCTTATTGGTTCTCTTTCGCTTTTTCATTGTAGATGATAGCCTCCTCAAAGCATTCGTCGAGTTCATCACATAATTCCTTTTCAACAATAAGTTCAGGGATCAGCCACATCTGCTTGTGCATCTTACCGCCTTTTAGCCTCCCCGTTGTATAATATTGATGAGTCTTGTTACCCATCTGTCCCATCACGGATCGTATCAAATATATCGCCTCAGCATCCTTGACATCTACCTCCACCTCATGTGATCGAAACTGTAGGTAAAGTTCTTCTACAAACACATTCTTATCATGACATACATCCTTAAGGATCATCCAGCCCACATGGTGAGCATAAAAATGTTCTTCACCATTGGTAAGTCTGCATTTTATCCAGATGGCATCTTTATTCGTTCGGTATGCCTTGAGCCACTTTTCATTATTCATTTAATTTTCGTCACACATTGCTTACCGCGAACGCCTTGGTCGGGAAATTTGCCCCTCATGCCATCTGCCATCTCTGATGCATTGGGGGTCATAACAGTAGAGCCGCCGCTACGAGCAAACTGCTCGCTGATATCTGCTGGAGAGTGCGTGCTTTTCTTACACTTTTCAATATGCTTCTTCACTATGGGCTGTGCCCTGTCTAAGTCTTTGCACAGAGTTTGTATATCATGTTCTTCACAAAAGCTTTTGATGTAAAATTTCTCTGATTTGCTGAGTGGTCCCTTTTTAGTCATTGAATAGTCCCCTTCTGGCTCTTGTTATATAGATGGAATTGTTAGTGTTTAGGTACATCATGTAAAAGTCAAACGTGTCTTTGGAGACCTGCATCATCTTGGTCTCTAGGTCTTGGATTTTTTTCCCGTATAAATGTAACGGGTCGTAAGGCACCCCTTGATGCACCCTTATATAATAGGTCTCTCGGTCGTTTTTTACAACGACTTTTGAGCAACTTTGCTCTTTTGTGTCAGGATTTATGCGTTTGGCGTTCTTGTTAAAAAGAATTTCTGCTTGCTCTTCGGTTGGAATGTGCTCTTCAACGTATTTCATTTTTTCTCCTCCATTGCGTATTATGCCTCTAGGGCCTGTAAAATTTTACCCAGCAAACCATTACGCTGTATGTCAGAGTAGGCTAGTCTACAAATGCCCACGCCGTCTACACCGCTCAAGCGGTTGATACATTCCTGCAACCCGCTTTTACTTTTCAGGTCGGTTTGGCCTATGTCGCCATTGATTAGTACCTTAGAGTTGTGACCCATTCTTGTGATGAACATTTTTATCTGCTCAAAGGTGCAGTTTTGTGCTTCGTCTAGCAGCATATAGGCGTTATGAAAAGTGGCACCCCTCATAGTTTCTAGCGGTGCATAGCATATCTTACCCCCGTTAACATACAGCCCATAAAAAGCTTGGGTTAAAAAATATTTCAAGTTCTCCTGAACTGGTCCTTGATAGGGAGCTATTTTCTCAAAAAGTTCACCGGGTAAAGAGCCCAAATCTTTTCCAGCACAGACCAAGGGTCTGGTGACTATTATTTTCTCTATTTTGCCTGCGTGCAAGTGCTCTGCTGCAACCCCTGACGCAATAAATGACTTGCCCGACCCAGCGGGGCCAGAACAAAAAACGACATCCTTGTCTATAATGGTTCTGATGTAATCTTTTTGGTTAGGTGTCTTGCCCTCTAGGGTAATGATCTTGTTCTTTGTTTTATTTTGGCGTCTCGATGATTTTTCTCTCATGGGTATGCCTTTTTGTGGTAAGTGTGTTGCTGTTCGTCTGCCTTCTTCACAAAAATCCCATCTATCATCTTGCCCTTACGGTCCTTCACAGTTCTATGTCTCCGAAGTCTGCGTCTTCCAAGTCGTTAGTGCTAGCACCAATTTTGTAGCTGGTGATTTCGTGCTCTTGCGGTGCAACCTGCACGGCCTCGCTATTCATCCATGGCTCAGTCCATCCGGCTATCGGATTTTTGCCGGTAGTGGCGTAAGGAAGGCCAATAGCTTTTCTGCGAGACATGCATAACCAGTCAACATATTGATGCAGTACGGTTTCGTTTAACCCAATAATAGAGCCATCCTTGAACAGGTAGGACGCCCATTCTTTCTCCTCTTGTGCAGCCCTGTCGAACAGCGTGGCGGCTGCCGTCTCACACTGTTTTGCCGTCTTGATAAACCCTTCGCTTTCTTCTTGGTGCAGAATCTTTAGCATTTCTTGGGTATTAGACAGGTGTAATGCTTCATCACGCTTTATTAGCTTTATAATATCCGCATTGCCAGCCATTTTTTTGTTTTCGGCAAATGCAAAGGAGCATACGAAGCTAACGTAAAATCTCACAGCCTCAAGGATATTGATGCTGATGAGTGTCATATAAATTTGTTTCTTTAGATCAGCTAATTTCGTAGTGTCACAAGCCATGCCCATCAAATTGTTATAATCTTCAATGGCACTGCTTGCTCTTTTCATGATCTCTTTGTCTTCGTATATCCCCTCAAACACTTCTTTGGTGTCGGCATACACATTTTGAATAATATACGAATAGCTCTGGCTGTGGATTTTTTCAAAAAACTGCCAAGTCATCATGCAGGCTTCTAGTTCTGTATTTGTTACATATTGCAATAGGGTTGGGACGCCACGACAAATCACGCTATCAAGCACGGTTTGATATTTCAGGTTGGACGTAAAGATAAACTGCTCGTTATCAGACATCTCTTTGAAATCGCCTCTATCTTTTTTGAGTTCGATTTCTTCTGGACGCCAGAAATTCATCATTTGTCGGTTGTCAAGATTTTTAAAAACAGGATACTTGATGATGTCATACCTTTGGACACCCAAGTCTTTTCCTAAAAACAGAGGTTGATTCATTGGGTCTACACTCTTCATATTGAATATGGTTTTCATTTTACTACCCTAAAGAGAAAATCTAGGCTGTCTTCAAACTCTTCATAAGAGCGAGCAATGTCCCGATAAGACAACGGCTCCGTTCCTAGCTCGTCTCGATCCTTGTTTGCCATCATTGTAGCCACTGCCGCCACCGGAAAAGCAGTAGCCATTTGCATGGCCGAAAATTTGTCGTTACAGTGTATTACTTTTTCTGCGGTCCAGTCAGCAACACCTTCGTGACCACCCACTCTAGTCTTGATAATCACTAAGTCATCCGCTGGCGGGCACGCATTTTGTAACATCGCTGCGAGGGCGTCATTAGTGAGTTCGCATTCATTGATTAAAAATTGTAAAGCATCACAATGCCCCGAGTACCGAATCGTTTTGTACCCACAGTTTTGGACGCCCCTACTCAGCATGGTTTTGATGGTATGAGAAGTACCCCCGCTGGTGTAAAAAGCTTCCATAGGTCCGAGGCTAGTTTCTATTTCGGTTAAACCAGACATCCCATCGACTAACGTGCTGTGCCCATCAATTAGCACCTCGCACTGGTCTTTATATTCATTGACTAGCCCATCACCTGACCATGTACAGCTATACTTTAGATAGTTGTTGGGCTTGACAGGTAGGCCACCAACCATCATTTCCATAGTGTTGGGGACTGAGCGATATTCGTTGTCTCCACAATACGATTGATACCCATGCTCGGCTAATATGTTGACCCAGCCGGGTGCTAGCCCCAGATCGGTCATTACCACAGACCCCTTCCGTAAGGCATATTCGTTAATGTTGCTACTAGTTTCTACATGTCCCCCTAAATCACAATAGGGAATGTGATTGTCTATACAACATCTGGCAATACTTTCATTTTGATGATACGGCAGAGCGGATATAACTATGTCGTTGTTTTTCAAAAAAGTATCGCAACGATCCAAATGCCGAGTCGCGAACTGCACCTCTAGGGTGGGGCATGAAATATTTTGGGAGCATCGCTTCACGCTATCCGCATTAACATCAGCCAGCGTTAGTTCATCTATGTTGGCATATTGGGCTAACGTTGACAGTTTGTCAAGTGCCCAAGATGTAGCCACACCCATCCTGCCTACTCCGACAACCGCTACTTTCATTTTGAGTTCCTGACGTTTAAGTTCTTGCTCCACGCACCCTCTAGCACGCTGGGATCGACCCCCAATGTCTTGGCAAAGCTTATCATAGCCTGAATATCTTTGGGGAAACAGCTTCCACCAAAACCGTACTTGCCGTCAGGCCCAGGCACCGATAAGTGAGAATGACCAACTCTGCCGTCACGTGCAAAACCATCCACCGCCACGTCCCAATCAGCCCCACACTCGGTAGCGATTTGGTTCATCTCGTTTAAAAAGGATATCTTGGTAGCAAAGTAACAATTGTTCATATATTTAGTGAACTCCGCAGTTTCGTAATCGGTCCTTATAATGGGGACACTGTCGCCAAACCTCTGTCTAAACAAACCTGCAACCTTGCCCGTATGGTAGTCCAGCTTTTTTTCTCGGCCACCCAATACGAATCTAGACTGATTGATAAAATCAAACTTAGCTGACTTCTCAGTCAAGAATTCGGGATTGAATACTATCCTTAATTTTGGGCAAGCGGCCTGCACTTTTCTTGTGGTGCCGGGGGTTACTGTAGATCTTAACAAGAAGACGTTGTCTTTCCTTGAGTTAAGGGCATTCATTTCGTTGAAAACATCTTCAACTATTTCCGTATTGACAGAGCCATCCTCGTTAGCTGGGGTGGGAACCGAAACAAAAATAAAATCAGACTCGTTGATAACATCTGACAACTCATGTGAAGATTTCGATTTGTCTTTGTCATAGATCTTAATCTTGGCGTTGCACCCCGTTCGGCTAGAAAACCCAAACGCTACCGCTGAGCCTACAAAACCGTTGCCTACAATGCCGATGTTGTACATCACTTAAGCCCTTTCCAGTAGCCACCCACCCATATATACGCTAGGTTTGTTATTGCATAACATAAAAATACTAGCGACAGGGCGTAGTTTTTTTTGATACACAAATCTAAAGACACAACCAGATACAAAGCAAAAGCCAAAATCAATGCCCACATCCCCATTATTTCATCCCCTGCGGGAAACTGAGGGAGTCGTCATGGTTGACGGTCCAAGCGACCTCGTGGGTCACTGCGTTCACTGTTCTGGCGGCAGAGGGAAATCCGTTACCGGACTTTTTCACCCCTCCAAACCCCATGTGAGACTCAGCAGCGATAGAGCCACCATTCCAATAGCACATGCCATAGTCACAGTTGTCACGACACAGTCTCGCTTTCTTAAAGTCCTCTGTGATAACACCCACGGCCAAGCCATAATCAGTATCATTATAGATACGGATAGCGTCGTCAATTGTGTCAAAAGGAATAATTGCAACATGGGGACCAAATACCTCCTGTTTTAAATAGGGGGCGTCTCGCCACTTTGCTTTATAGACTGTCGGAGTTAGAAAATACCCCGGTCCTTTCAAGTGACAGCCAGCTAAAAGAACGTCCACGTGTCTGCCTTTATCATCAGTGAATACCATATCATTATACCCGCGTGCTTTATCGAAACCTTGCTGATTAATCAGCGGCCCCATATAGACTAAAGGGTTTGGTTCATCATTCACAAAAGGATTACCAGGATGTATTTGTGCGGCATAACTAACAAAGCTTTCTGCGAACTTATCATATATTCCCCTTTGCACAATTAGTCTCCCTGCGGATACGCATCGTTGCCCAGAAAGCTTGAATGCACTTGCTATGCTAGCGGAAACAGCAAGGTCGAAATTGGCGTCATCGAACACAATAACCGCTGACTTGCTTCCCATTTCGCAAGAGCATGTCTTATGCCAGCTATCTGCACAGACTCTTCTAATATGCTGACCGACTTCCGCACTTCCTGTGAAACAAATATGATCTACCTCATTGTTTTTAGCCAGCATGTCCCCCACTTCACCGTCTCCATGAAGAAGTTGAATAACCCCCCGAGGAATACCGGCCTCTTCGTAAGCCATAATGGCTAATTCGGTACTGAGGGGTGCGTCTTCGCTGGGCTTAATAATAACAGTGTTGCCCTCCACGAGAGCAGGAGCAGCACACCAAAAAGCACCAATGGCAAGAGGAAAGTTCCAAGGACTGATAACAGCAACAACGCCCTTTGGCTTTCGCAGCATATAGGCGTCTTTTTCAGGAATTTCGGACGCAAGACATTCTCCTAATGGGGTTCTACCAGAACCGAAGGCATACTGGGCCATATGCAGTGCCTCGTTGACTTCGGCTATGGATTCGTTGTAATTTTTTCCAGTTTCTTTAGAGATAGCTACGGCAAATATTTCTAGATCTCGTTTAAGAATTTGGGATACACGAAGAAGATATTCTGCCCTGTTGACGCGGCTTAAATTTTTCCAACCATCAAATGCTTCTCTAGCTAACCGACACGCATCCGCAACCTCACAGTCCGTAGATTGCGGGAACCGTGCCATTTCTTCTCCCGTACAAGGGTCGATCTTGGAAATCCCTAGACTGCCAGAATCGCACCACATACCGTCTATAAAATTCTTTCCCTTGTAATCTTCAAACATTTTTCTCTCCTATTATATAGCACAAGCTCCTGATTCGCAATTCATCCCCTTTTCAAGATCACCATCCCCATCTGGCGTGTTAGCGTAATAAAGGTTTTTAAGCCCATACTTATACCCGTACACTTGATCTTTGATGAGCTGGCTCAGCGGGATGGTGCCGTTTTCGTAATGATCATAATTATAATACAAGTTTGTACTCATGCCCATGTCCACGAATTTCTGGATAACTGCTGCCATACTCATGATAGCCCTATTGTCGGTGATCTCCCAAGCTAAAGTATAGTAATTTTTCCGCATGTGGTAATTTGGTACCAACTGTTTTAATACTCCGTTCTTGGCCTTCTTGTATGAGAGCAGACTTCTAACGGGTTCAATTCCGTTAGTGCTGTTTTGGATCACACTAGAAGATTCACAAGGCATAATAGCGGACAAAGTAGAGTGGCGTAGCCCAAATTTCTTAATTCTTTCGCGAAGCCCTTCCCAGTCCATGTTGTACTTTGGCTGGATAAGTTCGTCTACCGTTTTCTTGTACCAATCAATGGGCAGCAAGCCTTGGGCGTATTTTGTATCCCCAAACTTCGCACATGGACCCTTTTGCTCGGCCAGATCACACGATGCGTTTAGTAGATTCCACTGGATCTTCTCCATTGTTTCATGAACTAATTCTAGTACTTCGGCATCTCCATATTTCAGCTTATTCTTAGCTAAGAGACCAGCCAAATTGGTAATGCCCACACCTAAAGATCTGCGATTTTTAGTGAAGTTCTCACCAGCTAGAACTGGGTAGGATTGATAATCAATGACAGCCTCTAGGGTGCTCACGATGGTTTTGCAAGCGTTCTCTATATCTTTTTCGCTGTTTAACTCTAGAAGGTTTAATGCTGAAAGAATGCAAATACCGATCTCCCCTTCTGGGTCGTCGATTGACTTGATGGGCACTGTTGGGTGAATAATCTCTTGGCACAAATTAGACATATAAACAGGAATATCCCATGATCCATGTTCGTTAGCTGTGTCAATGTTCATTGAATATATACGACCCGTCTCCAAACGCTCTCTAGCAAAAATTTCTGCTAGCTTGCGAGCCGGAAGCTTCCTTTTAAACTGTAAGGATCTCGCGTTCTCGTATTTTGTATACAGCCGTTCAAATGCGTCATTGTCTCCAAACGCTTCGTACAAACCTGTCGCTTCATGTGGACTGAACAGTGTCAAGTCTTCGTTTTTAATTAGTCTTTCATAGAACAGTCTGCAAAACTGCACAGAATAGTCCAGTTTTCTCACCCTGTTATCGTCTGTCCCCGCATTATTTTTGAGAACCAGTACATCTTCAATTTCATAGTGCCAGAAGGGCACATGCACTGTGGCAGAGCCTCCACGCAGACCATTTTGGCTGGTAGATTTAACAGCAGACTCGAAATTTTTGAGGTAGGGAATAAGACCAGTATGGATGACTTCCCCGCCCCTGATTGGTGAGTTAATAGGACGCATACGGCCAATGTTTAGACCGATGCCTGCACGTCTGGCTGTGTATTTCCCTACAGCGTGTAGAGAAGAGAAGATGCTGTCAAGATCGTCATCTATATCAACCAGCACACACGAGGCGAACTGTTTAATGTTCGTTCTGACGCCCGCCATGATTGGTGTCGGTAGATTAATCTTGAACGTAGAGTAGTCATCGTATGCCGCCTTGACTGCTTCTACCTCGTCAAAAAGGCACATAGCGATAGCCATGTATGCGAATTGGGGGGTTTCGTAAATGGCCCCCGTGCTTCTGTTTTTTACTAAGTACTTATCAATTAGTTGTTGCAATCCAGCATACGTAAACAAATCATCACGGGTATGGTTTAGGTAGTTGTGAAAGACTACTAGATCATCTTCGTCCCACTTTGATAAGAAGTCGGAATCATAAATGCCGTTGTCAACGCTTCTTTCTAGAAATGTAACAAAGTTGGTGGGCGTGCAGTTGCCCCACACTTCTTTACGAAGCTGCATATTCAGTAAGCGTGCAGCCACGTATTGGTAATTAGGTGCAGACGTAGAAATCAAATCGTTAGCCGACTTGACTAGAATCTGATGGATGTGTAAAGTCGAAATCCCATCATGAAGAGATAGGTTCGCATTCATTTCTATGTCTGAAAGAGAAACGCCGTTGATGTCCTGTGTGGCCCACTGCACTACTTTGTGAATTTTCTCTACGTCATACTCTTCTTTCTCTCCAGTCCGCTTGGTAACGTGCATTTCTTCCCTTCAATTCAATTTTTATTCGTGTTCGATGTATCGTGGTGGCATATGTGATTATACAATAAAATCCCCCAAACGCAAGGCGAATCGGGGGGAAAGGAAAACCTTATTTTTTTATCTTGATCTCAATATTGCTTCCGATACGGACCATAATGACCTCTTCACCATCCACGTGAATGGTTTCAATCATGTCTAAAATGTCACGTGCCTTGTCTACGTGCGACTGATCCAGCCCCAGTTGGCCCAAAACCCCAGCGATGATCGTGTCTGTGAGGCCACCATACCTTTGTTCATCATTTTGTAAGTCAGTCACTTCATGCTCCATGCTATGGCGTGTAAAATTGTGTACAAACTTTTTCTTTTTGTGTCATCTAAGGGCACATCTTCTTTACCAATCGTGTCCATGATGATTTTGTCTATAGCTTCTCCAAGATCTGGATATTTGTCTTTCATTTCCAGCCCCGCAAAATTCAAGCTACCCGCAACCATGTTGAATTTTCTAAATTGCTCAGTGGTCTTGATGAGTTCTGGCTCATGGCGTATAATTTGTGACAATTGCCAGAAGAAGTCCCTTATTTCAGAGGCGTCTTTCGGGTCAATCTCCATTTCGCGTAATGGCTTAGTCAACGCTTGGTACGCAATATCTGGGTCTGGGATAGTTGTTTTATCCGTGTTGTCACTTATTGCGGGCACATTCTTTTTGATGAACGTAACAGCCTTCTCGCCCCACATCCCTCCTAGCAGCAGGACGGCAATAAGAACGAGCTTTACAGAGTCATTCATCGTTTACTTCCTCGTCTTGATCTTGATCGGGAAGGTCTGCCCTGTCCGAATCAATTAACATGGGGAATATTTCATATAATTTTTCGCAAACATCATCTAGCCCAGCCTCTTCGCACTGTCCCTTAAATGCGTTCCAGCCAGCGATAATTCGCATAAAATCTTCCTCTGGGGTTGGGATCGTGTTGGTACTTTTAACCAGAGCGGCCATCTTAGGCCATACCATAGACAGCCCTATCAACCCAGCGATGCCGACTAATACCATCTGATAAATTTCCATTACTCTTGTCCCTTAAAAATTTGTTGAGAATCGTACAAGCTGACCAGCCGCATAATGTCGTCTTCATCCATTTGATGAGCGTGCTCTCTCATGGAATCATATATGTCTAACGCATGTTCTTTGTCCGCATGTTTACGGATTTGTCTTTTGATCAAAATTCTTTGTATGAAGTTGGGATCGCGTAATCCACGTAGGGTGGCATCGCTGCGATTGAGACATACATATAATAGCCTGACCACCCCAATAACACAATTGATTATTGCGATAATCGTGATGGGATCTATGGAAAACTTATCGTTCCTATCTGAGACCTTGGTCAAGACGCTATCTACAATGCTCTGTACGTCATCGTCCAGAAGGTGGTAGTTGTTTTCGGTGGCTTTCATAATATTCCTTTAAAGCTTTTTGTGGTACACGTAGAGACATAAGGGGGCCATGATACAGATAAAGGAAAACAAACACAGGCCCCCCGTAATCACATCATAGCACATTGCATCACTCTAATTTATCAAGTAACCTTAGAATGTGTTCTTTGTCTTTCTCCCCTTCAATTCTTTGTATCGGGTTTTTCAAGTCGTCGGGCTTGATAATTAGTATTGTCGGGTAAGTGTCTATGTCGAAGAACTCAAAATATTTTCTAGTTTCCTTGTCGTTAGCATCCACGATAAAGAGTTTGGACTTCGTCTTCTTCATCTTAGCTATTATTTCGTCTGTTTTCCACACGTCATTGATCATTTTTTGGCATGGGGAACACCCCTTAGCCCCCATGTGACATATAAGATACTTAGCGTCTCCGAGCGACACGTCAAAATCGGCAGGGGCTTTTTGTTCAACCTCTTTCGGGTCACAGTGGCATTTTCCGTGTACATTGATGCAATCGCAAAATGTGGTATCAGTATCGCACTTACAGGTTTTTTCTCGCCTGTCTTTGCACGCTTTGCACCCAGGGCATCTTGTTCTATGCCCATCGCCATGAGTGATCCAGCCAGAACCATCGCATAGCTCTACTTTGTCATCTGGAACCGCCTCTTTAGCTGTAATGATCTTGGCTAAAGTAGTCGAAATGTACGGCCTATAATTTGTCGCGTGAGCTACAATTGATTGAGTAAATATGAGAATGGCTGCTAAAAACCATTTATTGATAAACATAACATGCTCCTATAGGTAGGAAGATGTACCGTAGTCGGGAAGCTCTCTGGCGGGGAATCCATCTACATCACTGAATACCCAAGAGCCCCTTCCACTTAACATTCCTCGTGCGTCTTTTTCTCTGATCCAAAAACTGCCATCTGGCTGGCCGTGTCGCTTTGGGCCTGAATTCCATTTTCCCCAAGAATTCTGTAGCAAGAATAGTGTTTCGCTGTGTATCTCATGTGAATCATCGCAGCCTATCCAAGCCATGGCGTGGCTCCAGTCCCCCGACTTTTTTGCGATCCCGTTTTTATCACGTCGGCTAGAAAAACCATATCCACTACAAACAGACATGGAGTAGCCATTCGCTAAAGCATCTCTAGCTTCTTCTACCGTTGTTATTAAAGACACGGTTTTAACCTGATGCTTTTTAGCTTCAGTCTTATAAACTGAAGTCGGAATCTTATGGCTGACCCCTAAAGAAGAGTCGTATTCAGAAAGATCTACCTTACCATAGTCTTTTCTGAGTAAGATGCCACCATTTTGGTTTACATATCGTGCCGCTTTGGAGCACGACATTCCTTGCCCCTTGTGGCCTCTGGATTGATAAATCGCCTCTGTGGCACCACGAGCGTCGAAAGATTCAAATTCACCTTTTACATCTATTTCTACAGCTCTTGTGATATCTATTGCGTTTCTCGTAGAGTGCGACACGCAGTCTCCAGTAGTTTGCCTCTCAGATGGGCCAAAGCTGCTGTCGAATCTGAGCAGAGACTTAAATGGCAGGGAGAGCTTTCGCTCTCCACTACCAAAAAGTCTATAAGCAGTAGCACCAAAGACCGGAGTTTTTAATTCTCCGAGTAGTTTAGCAAGATCCTCTTCGTCGCAAAAGCTGCCGACGAATCCGTCTCGATAAAGCTTCAAGATATGCTTCGGTGTGCTGAAGTCTACTCTCATGTCAACTCCCTTACACGGGGGGATCGACAGGCTTGGCGTTATCTTTCAGCCACTTAATGGCCGAATCCAAGGCCACCGCAACAATAGGAACCACGAGGATGCCAAGACTTCCAAAATCCAGCCCCCCAATGCCGCCAGCGACAAAGGTCAATCCAGCGGCAAGGCCAACCAAGGCGGCGTTTTTAAACAGGCCCATAACATCAGTCATATTCAATGAAAATTGTTTAGAATCTTCCATGTTGAACTCCTTTGATTAGTGAAAAGATAAATGGATTAAAAATCCGAGGTGAGTACTATCTGTGAGTTTGTACGGATAACCCACAAGTTTTATTGATTCCCCTTTTGCAGATATGGTTTCTATGTCTAATCTTCTTGACATAGATAAACAGGAGCTAAATTCTTTGAGAAAAGCTTCTCTCTCTGGCTCATCTATTAGGGTAATCCAGTCGTAACCCTCCATGATTTGAAGGCCCTCGCCTACGGCCTTTTGAAATTTATCGTTATTCCAAATCAAGTGTCCTTCCCTGTTAGTTTCAAACAAAGCATGATCGTGATAGTGTAGGGATGCCTTCGATCTTTGATCTAGCACCTCTTGCCTATCTTCGATCCTTCCGCACGTTGTCTTGAGGGAGTTTACAACATCTTTGATTGACAAGCCCCCATTTGTTACCACCTCCTGCCTAATAGTTTCTACTGCGACTTTAATACCTTCCTGCTCTTCTAAGAACTTCTGCGTAGGTCTCACCAAACGTCGCCAGATAAAAAATAACAGTCCCGTAAAACCACTAATTAATGTAAAAGAGAAGAGTAATGTGTCGTGTGATAGCCATTGCATGTTCTCTCCCTCAAAAAAGCCCCTAGCCCGCTCGGGGCAGGCTTAGGGGCTAAGGCCGAGGTAATGTAACTACGAGGTTTTACTCGCCACTGTTTCTAGCCTTATATGCATCAGTAGTAGGCTTACCAAGTCCACCAAAGTGATAGGTCAATTCGCCCGGAACAGCGAGTGTTGGGAAAATTTCTGTTGCCACGGCAGCAGAGCCATCGGCGGGGTTGACCATAGTAGATGCGTCTCCAGCGTTGGCACCTTTGGTTCTACCCGGAACTATTTGAGTGCTAGGCACAGCCAACACATCAAATGCTTCGTCTGCTTTCGAGCCAATCAGCCTGTCAGCAATGGTGCCATGAATGTTATCATATCTACCATCACCAATGGTTCCCCCTAACAGGGCTGTGTTAGCCACGTCGCTCAACTTGGTTGTGACACTTTTCATGACCCAAGTCTCAGACCGATCATCTCGCTTATCTCTAGCGTTGGGGTTAAAAGCAAGAGTGCCACCGGACACCGCCTTGCCCACGCCCACTCGATCAGTCGTGGCGGCTCCAGTGCCATCGTTTGCGGCAACCACGGAGCCAATAACACCACCAACATCGTCTGCTATTGTCATAATAGCAAGATCGTTAGAAAGTGGAGTAACACCAGTATTACCAATGCCAATTGCTGTTCCACCATTGTTGACGCCACTGCCAACCACCCAACCCAAAGCTACCGTCTGAGCAGTACTTGTTCCCTGTGTAGCCATAATAATCTCCCTTAAAAAAATGAAGTAATCGAAATGTTCCGGCTCCACAAAAATCCTATTATCCTAACTTAGTATACACCTTATGCGATAAACTTTCTGAGCTTTTTCAGATTTTTTTTCAGTTTAATTCTAATCGTCTCTCCGCACACCCCCCTTTGTTTGGCCATTTCCTTGATGGTCATATTCTTATAAAACCTATCATAGACCAAGTCGGGATCTTCACATCTAGTGTTAATCTCGTCCAAAAGATCTACACGTGCATAATGATCCTTGCGGTCAGGAATGTTGTGATGGGTGCGGTGGGGCGAACGGTGGCTTAAATTAAACTTTTGCTGGGTAAGACACTCCATTACTACGCCCCTATACAAGTAAGTGGTAAATTTGCACCTGCCGTCCTCCTTGTATCTCGTCATCGCTTTCCACAGAGCATTCAAAATACACGTCTGGATTTCGTCTCGTGATAATGTAGACGTAAAAGTGGACGCGGCCTTATTGCACACTCCGGTGATGTTCTTGTCCTTCAGTTTATGCTTCATTTGGTCCAAGCACATTTCTGGGTTATCATTCAATGTTTTGTTCCTTGTTAATAGTAAGTTCTTTTTCAATATTTCTTCTGACTTCAGAGAAGTCAAACATTTTACCTATTCCTACAAAAAATCTGTATCTGCTGCAAATTTTTAATACTTCTACCCCGTCTATTGTATTCAACGCATTTTTTATGTCTTCTGTGAGGTTAAAGTTTGCGTGACCCACCCAGCAGTCAAAATTAGCCACTAGTGCTATATCGACAGACAGGTCTGGATCGACGTGCATCATGACTGGACTATCTATTGATGGTTCGTCTGGCTCTTCAAAGGAGTGCTCAAATTCCTCTTCCCCAAGGTCAGCGTCTTGTGCCAACATGCTGGCAAGAGACCTGTATAGCTGCCCCATCAATGGCGATTGTAATCGTGCTTCTAATACGTCTTCGTATTTCTGCCAGCCTATTTTCTGTGTTTTTTTCATCATAACCTCTCTATAACATGTCTGAAGGTTTAATGCAAGGCTCTTCCTCCGATTTCTGTCTTTGATCAAGGTTGTCCAAGTTTTCATCATCCAAGGCTTTCTGGTCCTGCTGTGACGTAAGCAGTATGTAGTGTAGCAGTTTTTCGTATTCGTTAGTTTTGTCAGCCTCTAGGAACCCGCCGTGTACCATCTCGATGGTTTGTAATTGAAATCTGAATGACGAAATTCCAACTATTATTTTGGCAAAGCTTTTGAGCGATTCGTCACTATAGTCAACTAGATTGACATCACAGAAGATTTCGTCGTCATCTGTGATATAATACGTAAGTGACGACGGGTCCACGTTTGCAGTTTCGTCTGGCTTTTTCTTGAAAAAATTAAACATGTTCCAGAATCTTATTTGAGGTATTTTTCCAACTGAATTGCTTGGCGGTTTCTATGCCCGCCTCGTTTATCTTCCCTTTGTAGCCCTCTGCAAACTCCTCCATCTTGGCTTGTAGGGCATCAACAACAGCATCGTCAATCTTGGCCCAATTTCCTTGGCCAAAGAACCACTTGCTGTCAAACGCTGGCTCTGTTTCTATTATCGTCACTAACTCAGAGTTGGCTTCAGTGCAAAACTCAGTGTGTGCAGAATAATCTGTGGCTATGACGTGCTTTCCGCAGGCCATTAGCTCCAATAGCTCAAGGTTCCACCCCTCTCCCCTAGAGGGAAACACGCCGCAATCTACTTGACTCATTGTATTATACACTTCTTGCTGTGTCTTAGCTCTAGGAATAATCCTAACTTGGGGGTGATTGTAAAGCTGGTTCCACTGGGCCTCTTCTTCTGGGGAGTTGAAGGGATTCGTGCACATCATCCACAACTCCGCATCATTGTGCGTATCCGCCACTCTTTTGAACGCCTCTATGAGAATGTCATGCCCTTTACGGACTTCCCACTTCCCACAGTTGAAAAATATGGTTTTTCCTTTTTGTGCGGGCTTCACGGGCCTGAAAATATCTGTATCTACGCCAAGAGGGACAACCTCTACCTTGTGACCTGTCACGCCAAACTGTTCATATACCACAGACTGTGCCCACCTTGAGCACACAAAAATCTTGTCACATGACTTTAGGTGGTGCAATTCAACTTCATTAAATTTGTCTAATTCAAAAATGGGGAATCCAATATGTTCGCCTTTTCCTACGAACTCTGCCATGTGATTTTGATGCCAAAGTTTGATGCAAGGTGTGTCAACACTAAAGCGTTGGGCCTTGTCTAAGGCATTCTGTACTGCGTCAGCATCTTGCTGACTTGTTACTTGAATGTTTCCAATTGGGAATAAGGATACTTCGCACCGTTCCTGCAATGCTTTCAGTATATTTAGCCCAGCCACGCCATATCCCAGTTGGTTAATGGGGGCCATCAAATTTAATTTCATTCTCTTTCCCCTCTAAGGAACCTTCCCACCAACTCTTTACATTCGTCAGTCTTAACCAGTTGTATAAAATTGGCACGCTCTAGTGTCTGAGCATTATGTCTAGACAAACTAAGACAGGTTTTAAAAGTGTCTAACGCTCTGTATGGAGATGGATACTTGTTCTTATCCCCGAACATTTTCTTTTGCTTTCGCCCAATGACCCACTTAATGTACATCCCAACCAATTTCATCTTCAATCTGGATACATCGGGAGGGACACACTTGGAAAGCTGAATACTTCTGTGGTCAACTGTGTCTATTATATTATACGCACAATCTTCCGCTTTGTGCCTTTCTGTCATCTCGTCCACTAGACCAATCTTAAGAGCCTCTGACTCACCAACATTTCTTCCCGAACAGATAAGCTCCATAGCTTTCACTGGGCTAATGATACGGGGCAGACGTGTAGTGCCACCCCATGAGGGGAGGATGCCTAGCTTAACCTCTGGCAAAGCCAACTTGGTTAACTGATGGGTTGTATACTCAGTATCCTCTGGTACTGGATTCTTAATGAGGATTCTAGACGTACAGGCTAGGGCCAACTCCAGACCTCCACCCATAGTTATTCCACCCATAATAGCCACGGTTGGAATTTTAAGGTCTTCTATCTTATTAAAGATATCCTGACCTTTCTTTAGAATGTTATCGATACCCTCGTCTGGAGCGTCATGTGCCGAAACAAAATCCTTAACATTTGCCCCGACTACAAATGAACCCTTGGAACTTCTAAGCACCAGCCCCTTGTGTTTATTAGCCGCTATCATACTATCAAGCAGGTAATTCAATTCATCAAGAGTGTGCATATCTAGAATGTTGTATGGTCTCTTCATGTGATTGAAAGCGATGTGATACACACCTTGATGTGACCATGTTTGAAAATTCTCAACCATATTGCCCTTGTGAAGCATCATCTTTTGAGTACTCTTCTAATAAATTCTTGGACTGTTTTTATTTCTGGATGATTTTTGAGAACCTCCGCACTTACTCGCTTAGCCTCTCTTTTTCCCTCTCCAAGGCCAACCAAGGCGTCTGAACAATCTCGCATTAGCTGCTCGTCTACCTCTGGCTTGGGAGCAGGCTTGGGAGCAGGCTTGGGAGCAGGCTTGGGAGCAGGCTTGGGAGCAGGCTTGGGAGCAGGCTTGGGGCTGGGCCTAGATCTAACCTTGTTGCGTTTCTTTTTCTTTAATTTGGTTTTTGCCCGTGGTGGAGCGTAGCGGTATTGGTGCGACTCGCTGACGACTACCACCTTATCGTCTACCACCTTATCGTCGTCAATATAGCCTAATTCAAATTTGTCAGAGAATTCGAATGGCTTCACCTTGTCACTGACAACACCATACATGAAGCAGACGGCCCAAAAGGTCGCAAGACCAACCGTCGCGATCATTGTCAAGTAATTAGTTAGCTCTGGATCATACATGAAAGGAACTCTTCGATATTAACAGTAAAAGTCTGGTGAAAGATCTCTTGACGACTCACCTGTAATTATACTGTACATCGTCATCTTTGTCAACCCCACTTGAGAGAAATTGTCAAAATTTTTTTCTGAA